CACACAATCTCTATACCGTCTGCTAGCTCAGTTTGTGCGACTTGTTATGCTAGAACTTCAATATGCCATAAAAAAAGGGCGGAGTCAAAGACAACCGCCCTTTCTTGAGTTATATAGGAGGGAACGTTCGATTAAGAACCTTGTGAACCGTATACAGCTCTAGGATCTGAGAAACCGAAAGAATATCTCTCTCTGGCTTTGTATCTCATGTTACCTGTGTCGAAATCACCTTCCATAGCAGTTCTGATAGGTGTTCTTTCAAAGTACTTGAAGCCGTTTGGAGCATCAGTCTTGATGAAGAATGCATCAGTATCTGTTAAGAAGTGGTTGACTACGTAACCCTGAGGAATCATACCTTTGTTTCTCATAGCGTTCACATCATTGTCGGCTGTGCCTGGTCTTAGCTGAGACTGTAATAGTCTTTCAGCTGTGAACTGCAAGTTAGAAGGCACGATTAGTTTCATACCTTGTAATGCAATCTTTAAACCACGCTCGTCAACAAAAGCAGCAATATCAATTAATGCTTGCTCAAGTGATGTTTCGTTTAAGTCCGCATCAGTGGAACTTCTGTTTGAGAAAGTACCTGCCTGAATTGGGTGGCCTGTGTTACATAGTGTTACCCCGTCACCACCAAGCTGTGATGTGCTGAATGCGTTGTTAAGAACAGCAGCAGCTTTTACTTGCTTAGTGTTTGACATTGATCTTGCAAGAGCTCTTGTGTATCTAGCAGCTAGCTTATCGTAGAGGTTATCTTCGATTGCTTCTTCTGTGATTGAGAAAGCTAATGCAATTGTCTCGTGTTGGTAACGAGCTGTGAAAGTTTCGGTCGCTGTATCATAAGAGATACCTGAACCTTCTGTTTTCACTGGTGCTGATCCGAAACCGGATAACATTACCTCTTCTTCGAATGCTCTGTCAGATGACTCAGTATCGAAGATTTCAGCATGTTCGTTTTCGTATCGATCGTATTCCAAACCAAACAGTGCGTTTAGGCCTGGTTCTAACTCTTTAACGAGTTGACTTCTTGATATAGCCATGGATTATACCCCTGCCTTTCCACCTGTGTAGTAGTGAAGGTTAGGTTTCACTATTAGGTTTACGTTGTTAGATGAGGCATCGCTATTGTCAGGATCTTTAGATATACCTACAACAATCCATGTTGAAGATGCGTTAGAAGCGAAAGTATCCACTTCTGCTAAAGATGTTCCAGCAATATTGCTACCTGTAGCGTATGATGTTTCTGCGTTTTCGCCAACATTAGCTACGTTAAATGCACCATTTACTTGAACTTCAAATAATTGGTTTGGATCGTCAATTACGTTTGCAACGATATCTGCTGCTGCAACGCTACCTGGATATCTATTTGAAAAAGTTGGTTTTTGTGTAGTTGGATCTGTGTAGAAACAACCATTGAAAATACCAACAATAGTATCACCAGCAGCATTAGCAACATCAATGTTACCGTTAGCTACGAGTTTGACAGGATCACCTTGGTAGATAGCAGATGCTTCACCGTTGGCAATTGTGTACTCAGTTTGCCCACCGTTGGATACTCCACCACCTACTTTGCCTACGGGTCTGAATCCGAAAGCTGCGTCTTGGTTAGCCATAATAATACTCCTTTTGAGTTTATTGTTATTAATTTATGACATCAGTAGCTAACCCAGGAAATTTTACTTAGGTTACTCTTTACTGGACTTACCACCAAATGTCACTCTACTTTGCCTGTCGGGTTTACTGATCGGCATCCTTGGATCGCTAGCTTTCAAGAGATCGTTGTCCACAGCTTCTTGAGCAGCTCTTGTTTGCTCCTCAAAATGTTCGTTTCTGCTTTCAGCGATTTCAATCGGCACACGAGCCAACAGTAATCCCCCTATTCCTATCACCCCAGCGTGTTTACCGTCATCGATTGTGGGAAGATTCCAGTCAGGATATTCTTCAGCTCTCACTAATTCATATCCTTCCCGAAGACGCTTGTAGACATTAGCTTTGTCATCATAGCCTCTTACAGATTCCCTGATCCAACGGTGTTTAAATCCAGTGGGTGCAGGCGGTGCATCCAAAGAAGAAGGGTTAACCCAAACTTTTTTACGTTCTGCTTTAACTCTGCTCTCTGTTGCCCTTGGAGTCTTGTTTACCATAATTTACTCCTTTACGTGTTTAGCGTACTCATTTAGAGGTACACCTAAGTTTTTAGCCGTTTGAATTTGTCGAGGTGTCAAACGAACCACCTTCCGTGCATTTCCAGTACCTCGTTTTACAGAAGCCACAGGTTGCACGACTCTGGGCTTACTGGAGGTATTCTCCTCAACAGTTCCACCTTGGTTGAACTTATGAGGGAATTCAGTTTTAATCCTACGATCAATCTCAGTATAGTACTCATCTGAGTTCGGGTCAAACCCTTCTTCTTCAATTAATTTTTTATGAATTGAAAAAGCTGTATAGGTCATTGCCTCATCGCTTCCAAACCACGGATTGTTTTCTGCCCAACTCTTTGCTCGAGGATCGGGGGCAGGATTTTGTTCTTGTTGAACTTGTCTCTGTGGTTGAGGATTAGAAATTTCTTGTTCTCTAGACTGAGCTCTTCGCTCACGATCAACAGTTGCAAGTGCTAATCTTTCTTTGTCTAAAGTTGCTTTTGATAATAGTTCTTGAGCTGCAATAATCTGATCAGGATCATTATTCTCATATGCCTTTTTCAAGCTATCTTTAGCTAAAGCATATTGAGTTTCTACACGAGTTTTAAACTCGTTATAGTAACCGTCCTGCATCGTATTGTATTGAGATTGAGTTTGAGAAGTTTGTTGTTCAACTTGCTTTAATCGATTAGCAAGAGCAGCTTCTCTTTCCTCAGCTTCTTTTGCTCGACGAACTAATGTGTTAATTCGTTTTTGAACATCTTTGCTGTAATTTTGATATTTATCTTTTTTATCTTCGGAAGATTCTTCAGAAGATTCTTGAGATACTTCGACTTCAGGTTCTTCAGTCGCTTCGACTTCGACTTTTCCTGTTTCGCCTTTTAGTTTTGAGATTTCTTGATCTATTAAATCTTTGCCTCTCGGCTCTGATACATCTATTTCAATTTCCTGCATGTTATCAGTTTCGTTTTGTAGTGCTTCAGCCATAACTTACTCCTCAGACATGAACGATGTCACTTGGCTCTTTGATCGTGCCAATGATTTCATCGTCGTTAATAATACGGCATTCGCCGTCTTCAAGCTTAAATCTTGCGCCTGCATATCGACCAAATAAAATCCAATCGCCTTCTTTACACCAAGGACCATTTGGAAATTTTTCTTTATCTTTATATGCATCAGGACCAACCTTTAAAACATAAGCACAAACAGTTGCATAGTGTTCACGCTCTCTTGCTTCTTCTGGAAGGATAATACCGCCTTTTGTTTTAGCTTGTCCCATGTAGGGTAGTATCAAGATTCTCCAACCTGTTGGTTGAGGAAGTCTTTCGATTAGTTTGCTCGGAAGTTTAGAAGGATCTAAGAATTGTTCGTCTCTTTTTCTATAAGCCTTCTCCAAAGCAAAAACTTTGTCAGGAAGTTCCTGACTCTTTTTTTCCTTAGTTGTCATCATTTACCTTTGCTTTTTCCAGGATATCTTTTGTATCCCGCTGTATTGTTAATAACATATTATACTGACCTGTCAAATACTGATACTTCTCCCAATTGTCAATACTACCTGTTAAGATAGCATCTTCGAGGTTAAGTCTCTGATTCCTCAGATTGTCTAATATCTTTTTGATGATTTGTAGTTCCATTATTTTCTCCATGTTTATTTAAACAAGCTATGCACTCACAAATAGCGCATTCACAATTACAAGTAGTTTCTGCATGACAGATGCAGTCACATTTTCGACAACGATCTAGCATTTTACTTTTGTTTGGACAGTCATTATCACAATCACATCCCTGGCACATTATTTGGTAACTTTCTTATATTTTTCAAAGCTGCGCAATCCGGCCATGCCTAGGAGAGCCATGACAAGCGGCATGAGTTGTTCCATATTCATTTGAGGAAGAGGCCCAACATCAACTTGAAAAATTCCTAAAAAGAACACGATAAAAGGTTTAAGTACAAATTCGAAAAATATGGCCAATGCTGCACTAAATCCAATGAGGGGTCTCCAAGAACGTTGCAGTAGACCTGAAATATCGGTAGCTGTAGACTGAGCATCCGCTAAATTAATATCCATTTGTTTAGAGTTAATTTCATTTTCAAGCTCTTGAAGTTTAATTCTAATTTGACCTTTTTCTTCTTCTGAAGTGTGGACACTGTCGATCACTTTGCCGACAGTGTCTACGAGAGATCCGCCTAATATCTTAGATAGCATCTATGCAATCCACCAATTGTAAACCACAGCGGCAACTACGATACCAATGATCCATTTGCCGTGAGGGCTAAGTTTATTCCACTTATCCCAAATCCAATTCCATGCTTTCATCTCTGCACTCCTTTCAAAGTCCTCGCTTTTTTGCCCTGAGGATCAGGCCCTTTTTTAGGTGGCGGTCCGAACTTCTTTCCACCACTTAAACCTTTACGTTTATCTTTATTTGACACCGGAGAATCTACCGCCTTTGGTAGCAGCGCCCATGCCTCGCATAGTGCTCGGTCCTGAAGGACCAGGCATAGGAATTTCGACAACTCTGCCACCTTCCATGTAGCCTTTCATGTCTTTATCCTTTTTAACAGATTTTTTCTTCATATTTTTCATATTAAGCCATCCCTTTTATTTTTTGTAATCTTCCAACCCCTGATCGTGCGCCAGCGGTCATCGTTTGATTATATCGATTTTTACCTGTTTGTGGAGTTTTTTTCTTAGTGGTTTTATTTGCTGTTGTTTTCTTCTTTAAACCAGGAATATTAACACTCTTGGGTTTAATTAATTTATTAGGCTTATAGAGAGTTGTTCTCGATAACAGTTTTTTAACATCAACAGACATTATCTAACCTTTGATTTTTCAATATTAACTCGAGCACGAAGTTCAGCAATATCTTCAGAAGAGTTAATCTTCTTTTGGATATTTTGATCATTACGTTTAATACGCTCTTGCTCGAGTGCAATACGCTGTGCATCGATCTGAGCATCCGCTTGATCTTTCTGTGCTCTTAATTGTAACTCTTGTTGTTTGAGTTGAACAAGAGGATCAGGACCACCTTGACCAGATAGTTCAGCAGAAGCTTGTTTTAACTCACCCATAAACTGAGCAATCAATTGTGCCATACGAGCATTGAGTTGAACTTGTAACTGTTCTTCATTCATGCCTGGTGGGTATCCTTCAAGTTCCGCAGTTGCAATCTCTTTTGCTTTAATTGAGATATGCTCCAAGATATGTTTTTGTAATTCTGTTGCAGCTTGTGGCTGTGCCATTACCATTGGAGAAGAACCAAAAATTAAATGAGCTTGAATATGAGCATCGTGATCTTGACCAGGGAAAGCTTTCAATTCAGCTAA